AAGATATTCACGTTTGAAGCAGCACATTATTTGGAGGACTACCCGGGCAAATGCGCAACAATGCACGGACACTCATACAAACTTGAAATTGAAGTGCCGGGTGCTGGGGGCAATCTATGAGGCAGGGCTTGAGCGGCGGGTGCCTATTTATATCAATGTGCAAATACATAAACTGCTAAAAGTGCCATAAAACTGCTATTTTTTGGCACTTTTTTTACTTTTTTTTCTTTTTTTACTTGACATTGTGGTATAGTGTAGTATATTGTTAATATAAAGGTTAAGGAGGAGATGAGATGGAACTTATAAATATCTACACAGTACAGAGCTACATTGACGAGTTGATAGTTGAAGAAAAACAAGAAAATAAAGATTATGAAATCACAGTTGAGAGGATGGATGATGATGGCGAAATGATAGCAATACTTGTTGACGGAAATCACTCACTTGAAGCTGCAAAGCGTGACGGTGTAGAGCCTGAAATCGAAGTGGTAGAGTCAAGCCATAAATCACTTGAAGAGTACGTTGAATCATTCGGAGACTTATCAAATCCGGTAAACATAATAACAGGCAGAGACCTGTGGTAAAAAAGGTTAAGTAAGCAGCACTGATGAGCCCTGGGTGGGCGAAACGGGGTGCACTGCCCCGTCTGCTGCAAAAAAGTGGATACGAAACTTTTTTAAAGGCATATAATAATAACAAGCAAGGAGGAGCATCATGGTAACAA